GACGAATTAGAAGACATCCGCGAAGTAATCAGGGTTTCATATGCGACTCCCCAGGCTCAACGACTCATTGGGCGATGTAGGATTTTAGAACTCATCGACCAAGGTTTCGTTGCAACCACGTACCAAGAAGCTATGGAAGTTATTGGTGCGACATGCTGGATTAATTGTGCATATTGTTCTAATGTCTCTGACATGAAGTACAATCCCTTGGACAATGAAGACTGCATACGACTCGCAAATGAAATTTTGAATGCTCGCCCTCAGGTACAACGAATATACGATACACAACCCCTCAAAGTAAAGTAAACAAATTACGCTCAGAAAGTTTACGAAACACAACCACACATTTCAAAAACAAGACAATTTGCTCAATCCTTAGATAACACCCAAAGACAACTCAAAAGTATGGTGGAATGCAAAACTGAAATGCACATTGGTGCACGTAAGTTTGCTCAGCGAGACCGAGTTCAAATAGAACAAACAACACAAGTGCTGTTGAATAATTCTGTTTGGGTTCAGGCTGTTGATAAGAATGGGATGTGTTGTAGGAGTAATGGCGTGTTCTTAGTTGGACGCACCATGATTACTACAGCACATACTGTTCTTTTTCCACCACACAAAGATCCTATCGTTTCTCTAGTCATTCAAAATCCTTACTCGACACAAGCTTCTCTGACTATTCCTATTGATCAATGCAAAATTTCTCAAGCTTTCCAACTTGATGGTTCTCCTGTGGATCTAGCTCTCATTTCTTTTCCTCCTATCGTTCCAAATCGGCCGCGAATTTTGTCTAAATTTTTGAATGCCGAAGATATCGACCTCTTGAAAGAAGGAGATTTAGTTTTCTCTGGATTTTATGAGGTTGATGGAAAAACGATTGTGCAGGAGAAATATCCTTCTTCCTTTTCTGTTTCAACTAAAGCTACTGAATATTTCCTTCATCGACCCACTACATGCCCTCTCGATCCAAAAGCATGTAAGTGCCCCATCAAGATCGGAAACCATATTGACTATGACTTGGAAACAATGTTTGGTACTTGTGGAGCTTTGCTCTCAATTACCAATCGTTTGATCCATACTAAGTTAGTTGGTTTTCATGTTGCTGGTGGTGCTGGTGTAATGGCTTTAGGAGCTTTGACAACACGACAATTCTTGGAAAAAGCATTGGAAGATCATGTTGCAAAATTTGATATTCCAAAGTCTTACTTGATTGATGGGCGTCTACCCTATTCCCAATCTTGGGTAGATCCTACCTATCAAGTATCTTTGCTTGACCTTGGTGATTGTATAAATGTTGGCATAGCTCCTTCTCCTTCTTCTCCATCCACGACTCAGTTGGCTCCCTCTTTGATTTTTGATAAAGTTCAGAAACACATTGCGAAACCTGCATATCTTCGCTCTATTAACGTAGAAGGCGAAGGTGTAGTGAATCCAATGCTGAAAGGTATCAAGAAAATCATGGGGAAGCAAACCTTTGTGGATCCAGACTTGCTCGAAGCTGCCGCAAATGATGTCTTCCAGGGTCTTGGGAAACCAGACACAGGAAGAGGCATTGTGCACAGCTACGAGGAAGCCATTGTTGGAATTGAAGGAGATCCTTACAAACGACCGATCAACCGAACGACCTCACCTGGCTATCCATATAACTTGAGCAATAAATCAAAAGGTAAAACGGCTTGGCTTGGGGACGGGGAAGAATACATTGTAGACAACCCCGAACTCAAACAAGACGTCCAAAGATTGATTGAGGACTCTAGGAATGGAATTAGGGGGAACGCAATTTCGATTGCTACCCTCAAAGACGAAAAACGTC